TCGCACCCCGGCATGGTCTACGCTCTGATCCCCTGGCTGGCGGAGCAGCTTCACTGGAGCATGGAGGACAAGTTGTGGTTTGCGTACATCAACGGCTGCACTCAGCACCCGGTCACGAGCTACATCATCATGCGCCGGTTTCCCGACCCGACGTTCCTCGATCACGGGACGCTTGATGCCTGGTTCAACGACAACTTCACCCGGCTCGGGTGGGACACCGATCGGCGTCACCAGAAGGCTATGTTCCCGGACTGTGCTCGCGACTATCTCGGCTGGCTCGACGGCCGGGGTCAGCAGCAGGCTTTCGACGACCTCGGCGGCGACGGCTCGGAGGAGGAGTACTTCCGCCGGTGCTGGGAGTGGGTGCGCGAGGACTTCCTCAGCTTCGGTCGGCTCTCGACGTTCAGTTACCTGGAGTACTTGCGCATCTGCGGGCTGCCGCTCGTCTGCGACCAGCTGTTCCTCGACGACATGTCCGGCTCGAAGTCGCACCGCAACGGCATCGCCAAGGTGCTGGGCCGGGACGACCTGGACTGGTACACGGAGACGGGCTTCCAGGGACGCTACGGCCGGGGTCAGGTGGGCTGGCTCGCGGAGGAGGGAGCGCTCCTGCTGGAAGCCGCTCAGTCCCGCTATCGGCACTCTCCGTGGGCGTATCACGTCAACTACTTCACGATGGAGTCAGCGCTCTGCACCTACAAGAGCTGGCACCGTCCGAACAGGCGGTATCCGAACTGCTACACCGACATGCTCTATAACCGGATCAAGTCGATGGAGGAGCGCTGGCCCGAGGACGACCTGAGCATCTTCTGGCACGCTCGGGCCGAGCTGTTCCCCGAGTACCTGCTGCTCGAGCGGCAGCCGCACGACGTAGGGCTCAAGCCCGAGAAGCAGAACTGGTACCGCAACACGGGAGAGGTGATCTGCATGGGCAGGGACGACCCGACCTTCGTCAACGGATACGAAGCGACGTACTGGCGATGAAGCCCTACCGCAAGTACCCGAGCGCGGTGCCCTGGTGGCTGCCCTGGGCAGTGTTCGTGGCGATCGCCATCGCCGTCATCTGGTGGGCGTCGTGAGCGATCGCCACCTGCTGTATATCGTCGGCGAGCCAGCATCGGGCAAGAGCACGGTCGTGGAAGCCATGACCGCAGGAATCCCGGCCAACGAGGTGGAGTACGGGCTGCTGCGGTGGCGCACGCTGGAAACTGAGCCCAAGGTCATCGAGCTAGGAATGCGCCGAGACTCGTTCAGCGGGACTGACGCGCTGGCGATGAACGTACAGCCCGACATGGTGCGTTGGCTGGCTAACGGGCCGGGCAGCCACGTGCTGGCGGAGGGCGACCGGCTCGCCAACCTCAAGTTCTTCATCGCCCTCAAGGATGCGGGCTGGCACTTCCATGTCGCGTGTGTCGAAGCCAGCCCACTGACCCTCGCCCAGCGTCGCAACTCGCGGGCGTTCTTGCTGGGCGTCCCGGAGCAGAGCGACACTTGGGTGAAGGGTCGGCAGACGAAGCTGCGCAATCTGATGTATGCTCTGCCGAAGAAGTGCGTGTCCTACCATCGCCACGATGATGGAGCCATGTCCACAGCCACGGTCATCAGCGAGCTGGTTGCCATAGACCCAGTGGCTCAAGTCCTGCAGCGAGGTGTCGAAACATGACGGACGATCGGGGTACGGCTCGATCGACGCTTGCGGTAAACACCTCGCTGTGGGGAGAAGGAGGTTCAAGTTGCAGGAGCTGAGGATGAGGAGCCGCATCGCCGACACGGACGCGGAGGCGATGGAGGGCAAGATGCTGCGTCGGGAGGACGTGTCCGTCATGCTCGTTGGGCCGACGATCGTGCAGCGGCCGGACGGCGAGCCTCTGGCCATCTACCTGCCCGGCGCGATTGGTCCGGAGCTGGCCGAGGAGGTCTACCCGATCCTGCACTCGCTCAAGGGCAACTACACGTCGAACCGGGGCTACGCAGCCGGGACGCCGAACCGGGCCGAGTCGAATCCCGAGTGGCGCACCACTGGAGGCGCTCGCAAGCGCAGCTACGCCAAGAAGGTGGACAGCGCGATCATCGGTGCGTGGGAGGCGTCTGGGCCGAAGCAGTTCTGTAGGCTGACGGCGTGGAGCGGCCGGGAGGTCGAGAAGTGGCGTGGCCTGTTCCCCCTGTTCGAGCGCATCAGCGTGTGCCTCCAGCAGTACGTGCCCGAGCGCTACGCAGCGCAGATGCGCGTCGCCCGGCGCACCTCGCCCGACTGGGTCATCCCCGGCACTCCGTTCACGACCATCACGGTCAATAACACCTACCCGACAGCGGTGCACACCGACAAGGGCGATCTCGAGGAAGGCTTCTCGACGCTGTGCGTGTTCCGCCGGGGCGAGTTCAAGGGTGGCTGGCTCTGCATCCCGCAGTACCGGCTCGGCGTGGACATGCAGGAGGGCGACTTGCTGCTCATGGACGCTCACGAGTGGCACGGCAACACACCGTTCGATCCGATGCCGACCTACAATGAGCTCGGCACGATGGTCGGCGACCCCGGCTTCGAGCGCATCTCGGTCGTCAGCTACTTCCGCACCAAGATGCAGCAGTGCGGGGATGCTGAGACCGAGGCGGAGCGTCGGCGGATCAACACGGAGACCCGGAACGCTGCACTGATCGGAGAGTAAGGAGGCTCGATGACAGAACCATCGCAGGGTCACGTCGACGCAGCCCGCGTGACCATCTACCGTGACAGCGCGAACGAGTGGCGCTGGTCTGCCCGTGACACGAACGGCGAGACGGTCGCCGACTCGGGCGAAGGGTACGAGCGGCACACGGACGCTGTCAACGCAGCGCAGGATCTCTTCCCCAACGCAGAGATTCTGGAGCTGACCAGTGACTAGGCTGCTGGGCGTCGTTCGGGCTGACCAGCTGCAGGTTGACGACCAGCTTGCGGCTACGCCGGATGGCGGGCCGACGATCGCACCGATCGATGTCACGGACGTCTTCAACACTGGCCACGGGCACGTGCAGATCGGCACGGCGCAGCTCGGCAGCGGTCGGCTGAACAGCGAGGACCTGATCTGCGTCCTGCGGGAGCTGAGGCTGTGAGCGAGGGGCACTACCCTGACGACTGTGGCAAGTGCCTCGAAGTCTGGAGTGTCCGCGAGGGTGTGCTGCTTGATCAGATCGCAGCGATGCGGAAGGCTCTGCAGGCAGCCCGGCCGTTCATCGCCACCGAAGCTCGTCTCGTCAACTACGGAGTGGGGCACCCCGGCAGTGGGGAAGCCCCAGCAGTTCTGGAAGCCATCAACGAAGCGCTGCGTGGACGCAGCGCAACAGCTCAGCCGGAGGATACCCGGCCCAGAGCCGGAGGCCATGTCCCCTAACAAGGAGAGGGAATCATCCTAGTTGTGGCCATCGCACTCGTCATAGCAGTAACAGGAACACCCGGTTCGGGAGCGGCGAGGGACGACGATTCAGCCAACGCTGCCCGTCGACTGACATCTCACGTCGCTCCCGAAGCACAGTGCATGCATGCCTACTTCGCAGTCGTGTACTACCGTGGCAAGTTCATGGAGCGCCAGGCAGCTCGCGGTGTCGTCCCCAGGCACGTCGGGAGATCGGCCCGCAGCTGTCCGGACGCTCGATGGCTCGCCGGGGTGTGGGCCGACCGTGCCCAAGCTGCCAAGGTCAAGCTCGAGAGGTGGAAGCATCACCGGGCTGTCATGGCCGCACAGCGGGCGAAGCAGGCGAGGTTCCGCGCTCTGTACGAGAAGTGGCGCTGCATTCACGAGCACGAAGGAGCCTGGAACGCGAACACGGGCAACGGCTACTACGGTGGCCTGCAGATGGACATGAGCTTCATGAGTGCCTACGGCCGGGAGTTCATCCGGCGGTGGGGGTACGCGCACAACTGGCCCGTCTGGGCTCAGCTCACTGCAGCCGAGAGGGCATACCATTCCGGCCGGGGCTTCGGCCCGTGGCCAAACACTCGAAGGATGTGTGGACAATGATCAGCCTGTTCTGCCAGGACCTGCGCAGCTTCCCTCCCGACCGGGCGAAGCGTCTGCATCTCCAGTCCGGAATCGCGAGGGTCTACGCACTGGTCTGGCATGACTACCTGCCGCCTATCGACCCTATCCCGCAGATGAACAGAGCGGCGTTCGGTCGTTGGCGGCAGGAGGCTGGTGTTCCTCTCTGGGGCTGGTTCAACTGCCGAGAGGATCAGGCGCAAGACGCAGCTGACCTGATGCGGCTGCAGAACGAGCTTCACGCTGACGGCTGGACGCTCGACATCGAGGGATCATGGACGAAGGGGTCGAAGCTGACGGTGCTGCTCGGGGCTGCGGGGATGCTCGGAGTTCCGGTCTACTGCTCCCTGGCGGCCACGACCCCGGCGCACGTCGAGTACGACTACCGGGGCATCGATGCTCATGGCTTCCCGATCGACTGGCAGTGCTACTTCGACTCGGGCGAGGGCCAGGCACCTGATGTGTGCGTTCGCGAGGCCTATCAGTGCTCGTTCGTCATCCCCGGCTGGAACTACCGGGCCGTCTGGGGCAAGTCAACGACCTGGGGCCAGGTTGGTGGCGTAGTCGGCGCTCGAGCTGACTACAACGCATTCAAGCGGGCCGGGACCATCGACGGCACCTTCAAGGTCGGCCCACGTGCCTGGGGAGTTGAGGTGGACGCCGACCGCACGATTACGCGGGCCGGGGTCAAGGTCGGCTCTCTCCTGGGACGGGCGAAGTACAAGAACATCCGGGTGACGCTCGACGTGACACGTGGGGCCGACGGGAAGCACACTCCAGCGGAGTGGGCGAAGATCGCAGCCTCGGCACGTGCTCCGGGCTTGGCACGTCGGCCCGTATCCGTCTACCTTGCGGAGAACGCGAGTGACGAGACACTGGCGGGGATCGCGGCCGGTGCAGCCTGACGAGCGCATCATCGGCGACTCCATGGGGCTGATTCTTGCGATGGGGTCGCTTTCGCTGTTCTGGTTCGTCATGGGGCTGATCGTTGGCCTCTACATCTGAATAGGAGAAGGAGGAACGATGTTCAAGTACTTCTGCGGTGCGCTGTTAGTGGCACTGCTGTTCGCAGCTGGGCTGGGAGCAGCTATGGCTGCCAAGCCACCCGAGCCGCCGGGGAAGAACCCCTGCGAGCATGGCAATGCAGGGAAGCCCTGCCGGGACGATCCCCAGCCCGGTCATGGGAAGGACTGCCAGGATCACGGCAACGGTGGCGTCAACGACGATCACTGCAAGGACACGACGACGACAACGACGACGCAGCCGACGACGACAACGACGACTACCACCGGTACTACGACGACTACCGGGACGACGACAACTCAGACGACCACTGGCACGACGACGATTACGCCTAATGACTCGACGACGATCTCGACGACCACGACGCAGGAGACCACGACGCAGCCGACCGTTCCGCCAGGCACCAAGCCTCCTGCCGTGCCTCCGCCGAAGAAGCATCACCCGGCTGCTCCGCCGAAGCACCATCTCTACACGCCCAAGAACCCTCCGCCGCTCTGTAAGGCAGGGGTCCCGGCTAACAGCTCGCAGGAGCCTTGCTCGATCCAAGGTAGTGGTTGAGTGAACACTCAGGAGCCGGTTGTCGAGATGCAGCGGATCGAGATTCCGATCATCCGACTCGCCGGAGTCAAGATTACCTACGAGCGCACCCCTGCCGGCCACGTGGTCATGCTCATTGGGCCATTGGTGCTCGGGCTGCCCATGACGGATGAGGTGGCGAAGAACGTCGCCCAGAACCTCACGACGAGGGCCAGCGGGATCGTCGTGCCTGTGATCGGTGGGCCGAGTTGAGCCTCAACCCGAAGAAGACCCTGATCGAGCTGCTGCGCACGCTTGACGACGCACGCACTGCATGGGAGGCTGGCTCGAAGGGAGACGGCGTCGTACTGATGCCAGCCGTGTACCAGGAAGGCAGCTACGCAGAGCTCGAGCTGCGGTTGGCCGAGATGCGGGAGGGTGCCCAGCGCAGGGAGTGGTGGCACGTTAGCCATCGCTACCGATGGGGCAACGAGTGTCGCCGGGAAGTACCGGCCCGGCGCACTCGCCTCGGCCCAGAGCCTCTCCTCGGTCGGAACTGCGAGCTGCTCGGAATCGTGGAGGTCAACGGTCGCAGCATGGTAGTCAACCTGTACGAGTGGTCGACTGCAGTGGATGATGGCATGGTGGGTCGAGGGTTGACCCACCTGCTGTCCATCATGCACGGAGGGGACCCCTGGCGCATGCATCTACCCCTCGTCTACCTGTACCGAGCGTTGGGCATGCCACCCCCAGAGGAGCGGCCACCAGAGAGACGCGCTAAGGTAACTCTCGCAACCGGGAGTACTGCGCTCTCAGGCGTAGGGAAGGAGGACCCGGCCCAGTGGACGAACACGTCAGCTTCACCAGTGTCCTCCGCACATTGAAGCCCAGCGACGCCCAACTGTTACTGAGCTACATCGTCTGGCCACGGGAGTGTCCTGATCCAAGAGTGGTGGCTGCCTACCTGGAGGCAGGAGGGCTGAGGAATGGCAACTCCCGTAATGGGCACCGACCTGCAGCGAGCCACGTACCGAGTCCTGCACTCGATCAAGCGTCGGGCAGCTGGAGAGCACTGCCTACCGACTGAGCTGTTGGTGCTGGCATGGGTCGAGGAGTGGAACCTTGGCCAGATCGAGTCGGCGCTGTTGCAGATGGAAGTGAATAGGCTAGAGCGCATGCTTGCTGCTCGCCAGGAGGACTCATGAACCTCGCCCTGCACTACCCCACCCCTTATCATGGCTGGTGGCTCGCTACGAGCAGGACCACACGCTCGAGCTACCTGCCCAGCTTCTGGTCCGGGCGACAGCCGGTGACGGTGAGGCCCGCACTATGAGGCACCCACTCTCCAGCACGAGGTGGAGTAGGCTGCGTGTGTTCATCCTGCGTCGTGACGGCTACCGTTGCTACTGGTGCGGCGACCGAGCCAGCGAGGCAGACCACTTGGTAGCTAGGGTGAACGGCGGAGCTGTGTACG